AAAGTTTACAGGTCAAGACGTTTCCGACACAGGTACAGTTTCGGAAAGCAAGATGTATGGTACTCGAACCATGTCTTTCCAGGAATGCGGTCCTGTTAAGATTCGTGTTAAGCACAGTACAGCGGTAGATGAAGAGCGTCATGGTGCTCGTTCACGTAACATTGAAGCAATTTATCTCGACAATCACTTAGGTGAACGTCGCCTCCTACCGTTTAAAAACTTACACGGCGCAAGAGCAATGGCGATGCACTGTAGCCAAGGCGGGGATATTGCTGACGACATTGGTCGTAGCATTGAAGGAATGGTAACAGAGATGGGTGCAATGCGCCACTTTGTTCGAGAAGCAAAACGTCGTCAGTTCGAGGACGCTGAGACAGCACAAATGGCAGACGCAGCGGTGTCACATTTTAGCGAGTTGAAAAACAAGCTGCACCACTTAGCTGGTCATCGCGGTTATACTGAGTTTAGGGATAGCTATCAACCTGAGTCAGACATCGAAGACGAGTTCGATGTTGATGAATTGCGTGAACGCTTTGTAAAGAAAGTGTATAACGAAAAGTTTACTGATGCGTTACCGTATGTGTACCGTGCATACAAGAAGCAACAAGAGTCCGTCGCTACACCAATGGGCGACCAGTTTGAAAGCTGGGCACACAATGTGACTGAAGACGCTTTCGAAGGCGACGACGAAAGAATGGATGCATTGAAGGAAATAATGGAAAAGCCATTAATGGTTGGTATGGATGGTATGGATGCCACAATGGCGCTACAGCAAATCTTTGATGACGAAAGTCTAGGTGAGCACATGGCGGATTTAGCTAACACTGAGGGTGCCGAAACTGATGCACGCCAAACAGTTTTGGATTGGATGCGCCAAAATGGTATGAGCTACATTGCTGACAACATTGAAGAAGAATTGTCTCAACAGCCAGTCGAGCCAAAACAAGACATGCCAGACGAAGAGCTAGAATCTGATCCTGCACCACAACCAGAACAGCCACCGCAACCACAACAAGGCCAGCCACAACCTGGCGGACAAGCACCAGTTGCTGACCCAAATGGAATGGCAATACCCACAGAAAGTACAGACGCACTGGCGCTGATTCGATATCTGGCAGGAATGACCAAGCGATAATAAAAGGGCTAACTGCCCTTTTATTTTGAGTAAAAAATCGCCGTATCTGTCGCAGAAGGATAAATAATTATGTTACACTGAACTACGTTATGCAAATAGCGTGGTGCTTTGTATCAAAGCAAACACTAAGACCAACTTAAATTTAACATATAAGGAATCATTTATCATGGCACTTACTCTCGCAGAAATCCGCGCTAAACTACAAGCGCAATCCCAAAACGGTCAAGGCGGCAAAGGCAAATTTGCTGGTGACAACGTAATTTACCCCCACTGGAATATCGCTGAAGGCACACAAGCCAGACTTCGTTTCTTGCCGGACGGCAATTCGAAGAACTCCTACTTCTGGGTAGAGAAGGCGATGATCAATTTGACATTCGCTGGTATCAAAGGCGAAGCAGACTCCAAGCCTGTTCGCGTACAAGTCCCTTGCGTCGAAATGTATAACGACGGCAGCGTTTGCCCTATCCTGGCAGAAGTTCGCCCATGGTTCAAGGACCCTAACTTGGAAGAATTGGGCCGCAAATACTGGAAGAAGAAGTCTTACATCTTCCAAGGCTTCGTGCACGAAAACCCAATCGCTGACGACAAGGGTCCAGACGGCAACCCAATCCGTCGTTTCATGATCAGCCCACAAATCTTCAACTTGGTTAAGACCGCGTTGATGGACCCAGAATTGGAAAACTTGCCAACTGACTACGTTGCAGGTCTTGACTTCACAGTTAAGAAGACCTCTAAAGGTGGTTACGCTGACTACAGCACATCCAGCTGGTCCCGTAAGGAAACTGCTTTGACTTCGGAAGAAGCTGAAGCAATTGAAACCCACGGTCTTTTCGACTTGGCAACATTCTTGCCTAAGAAGCCAGGCGAAGTTGAGTTGCAAGTTATGAAGGAAATGTTCGAAGCATCCGTTGACGGTCAACCGTACGACGCAGAACGCTGGTCCAAATACTTCAAGCCAAGCAACTTCAAGGCCGCTGCTGGCGCTGAAGATACGACTGAAGGTGCAGGCACAAGCGTTAAGCCAGCTGCTCCTATCGCTCGTCCAGCACCAAAGGCTGCACCAGTTGCAGAAGCTGCTCCATCCCAACCTTGGGAAGATGATGCTGCACCAGAAGCTACCGCACCAGTGGTAACTGCTCCTGCTAAGACTACCAAGTCTGCAGACGACATTCTTGCAATGATCCGTAACCGTAAGCAATCAGCTTAATCAAATAATAAGGGTAGTGCTTGACGGCCTACCCTTATTCTGTCTATAATATCTAAAACAAAGGAACAATCATGGCAAAGCCTTTTGACGTCTCGAAATTTCGTAAATCTATCACTAAGTCTATTGAAGGACTTAGCACAGGATTCAATGACCCAACTGACTGGGTAAGCACTAATAACTACGCTCTCAACTATCTAATCTCTGGCGCCTTCGACCGCGGTATTCCGCTGGGCAAGGTAACTGTGTTTGCTGGAGAATCCGGTGCGGGTAAGTCCTTTATCTGTTCTGGCAACCTTGTTGCCAACGCACAAAAGGCCGGCATATTTCCTATTCTTATTGATACGGAAAACGCACTGGATGAAAAGTGGTTACATGCTCTCAACGTTGACACATCAGAAGACAAACTGTTGAAGCTCAACATGGCAATGATCGACGACGTCGCAAAGATGATCTCCGAGTTCGTTGCACAGTACAAGTTGATGCCAGAACTTGACCGTCCTAAGGTTTTGTTCATTCTCGACTCTCTGGGTATGTTGCTGACACCAACTGACGTTAACCAGTTCAATGCTGGTGATATGAAGGGTGACATGGGACGTAAGCCTAAGGCGCTGACCGCATTGGTGCGTAACTGCGTCAATATGTTCGGTAACTTGAACTTGGGTCTGGTTGCAACCAACCACACATACGCATCGCAAGACATGTTTGATCCAGATGACAAAATCTCTGGTGGACAAGGTTTCATCTACGCATCGTCTATCGTTGTCGCTATGCGCAAGCTCAAGCTGAAGGAAGATGAAGATGGCAACAAGACTACTGAAGTGAGCGGTATTCGCGCAGCTTGCAAGATCATGAAGACTCGTTATGCAAAGCCTTTCGAATCAGTCCAAGTTAAGATCCCTTACGAAACAGGTATGAACCCATACAGCGGTCTGACAGACATGTTTGAGTCTAAGGACTTGCTGAAGAAAGATGGCAACAGCTTGGTGTACACTTGCCAAGATGGAACTGCAATCAAGAAATTCCGCAAGGGCTGGGAACGCAATGACGACGGTTGCTTGGATCGTATCATGGCTGAGATCACAGCACACCCACACCTGATGGGCAAGTCCCAACTTGAAGAAGCGCCAGCTGAATTGGTCGCGGACTAAATATTCAACCAAACTGAAAGAAATCAATGAGCATCGAAGTAGAAGTATTGAACGAAGTATACTCCATCCTTAAGCAGTACATCCCTGCTAAGGACCGCCAAGAGGCAGCAGACAATGTAATGAGCGTAATGGTTGATATGTTGTCTGATGAGGAGTTGCAAGACTTCGGCGGTAGCGACACCACCTTGTCTAAGGCGATGCGCGAGTATGCAGCCGAAGACGAAGATGACTATTACAACGAAGATGAGTGAAATAATCCCGATCTTAGACGGTCGGGATTATTATTGCTCGATGAAATTTAGATTTCAGAAGATAGATCTGGAGTCTAAAACCACCTATACGTGCCACGCAGCAGTGCCACATAAGGTGGATTTTTCATGGCTAGAAGAAAATCCTGGTGAGTTGCACAATACCGCACTCAATGTCGCGGAACGTGCAATGATGCTACAAAATGTTCGCAATGCGAGCTGTGAGCAAAATTGTTGGGCTGCTGAAGATGTTGGCGCACAAAGCCCCAGGCAATACCAAGGTGGACAAAAACGTACTCATGAGGAATTGACTTTACTGCCGGAAATAATAGATATCACTATTGGCAGCGATTGTAATCTAACATGTACTTATTGCTGTAAAGAATTTAGTTCAGCTTGGCGCCGAGATATAGTCAATAATGGTAATTATAGTATTACTGGTACAAGCGACGATAGGTTTGTCGCTACGGCCAAAGATAAAATATTGATAAAAACTAGCCAGCCCAACCGCAAGGAACAAGCACAGTACCAGAAGTTACTAGCTGAAGTCGCCCTAGTAGCACCCACTGCTAAGAAAATTGTCATCACTGGTGGTGAGCCGTTTCTTGACAATGCGTTAATTGACACGCTTGCAAATTTAGTATTGGCTGATGACGCGGTGATTGAACTGTACTCTGGGTTTGGGGTAAGTATGTCACGATTTAAAAAGATAGCTGAAAAGTTACAGTCAGTCAACCAATTGTACATCAATGTAAGTGCAGAAGCAACTGGTAAATTTTTTGAGTTCAATCGTTATGGGAATGAGTGGACAGATTTTGTGGCTAAGTTGGAAATACTTGATCAGCATGGTGTCGATTACATGTTTCACGCAGTCATCTCGAACCTAACAATTTTTGGATTTGCTGACTTTTATAGGATGTTTGGGCATAAGAAAATAGAAGTTACCTTTGCATATCAACCAACAATGATGGCGCCATATGTCTTGGACAATACCAGTAAACAGCGTATAATGGAAGACATACAGCTATTTCCTGATAGCATCAAAGGGCCAATTATGGAATCCATTAAAGCAGAACCATCGCAGCTACAGCGACAAAATTTAAAAGAGTTCCTAACTGAGTTTGTTAATCGCAGACCTGATTTGAGCTTAGATATTTTTCCGTCAACATTTTTAGAATGGGTGGCGTAAATGTGGTACAACAAAGTAGTCGCGGATCTTTCGCAGCTACCAGCCTTCATTGCGTATTACGAAGATGAGATAATCAGTGCTCGAGGAGAGATAGCGTTAAAAGGAAACGTCGAGAAGAACGTTGCTGCGCTACCAGGACAAACTGAGCATAGGTTCTACCAGCTACAAGAAATTGAAGCTGTGCTAGGACACATGAACATTCAGCTTCGTAAAATACGTCGT